GTGGTCAATCAGGTTTCTAAATGTGGATGCATGATTTGTTAGGTTTTGCCACAGCCCAAAATCCTCTTCTTTACTTCCAAGATTATATACAAATTGCTCAATAGATTCTGCGGGCTTCCAAGCTCTTGTGTTGTGACCGTCATAGACAATTTGTTCGCAACAGTCTGTTTTATATCGTCTATACTTTTTCGTATATAATCGATCGAGCGCACACAATATACACTTTTGAAATGGAGACGCATCATCTATCTTACTGTCATCCATTGGAACACCCCTAAACGTCGCGGGGTCTGCATCGTATATTTCTGGGTCTTTCATCGGATTTTCAGATCTGTTATACGCAAGTAAATGTAAATTGATATTTTTGAAACCGTCCTTCACTTGTTCGACGAGACGATTGATTTTTCTTGATAATTTAAGATCCGCATCCATTTCATCACCACCCGCATTTGGAATACTGTCCGCTATTCCCAATTCACGAACCCTCGCAGAAAGTTCCGATAAGGATCTAATGATCCTTCCCCTATTCCCGTCTATCACTGTCATATCATATTGCTCCGGCCAACCATTTGGATCTAGGTGGTGCTTGGGTATTAATTGTCTGTAACCCAGGAGATGTGAATTATTTCCCATACCCTCTTTCAAGCACCAGTACTGTTCCATCAGATCAATATATTCCAGGATTTCGTCTTCCGTGAGATTACGTATTCTATCTCGCTTTATTTCTATCTCAGCCTCAATCCTGTCTGGATTTCTATCAATATAGTGTGTTGGCATCCTTTCATTAGTCACCATATTGATAGCTACGGGTCTTGGTATGTGTACTGATTATTCTTCTAAATTACTTTTATTTTTTGGCGAGGGAGGACATGATCTTAATTAAAATTTTATTTTGGACTTCGAGTTGTTGGGATATATTCACCAGGGCAGTACATATTGTATCACCCTCGGGGGTCGCCATGAGTTCGGTCATCAATCCCGCCAAATCCTCTATTCCGGCAGCCGGGTTTCCGTCATCATAAAAATCCAAGGATTCATCATCCTCCATGTTAAGAGCGGCGTCGGAGATTTCCCCTTCTTCTAATTCAGATTCTTCGTCCGTGAATTCTTCGTCCGTAAATTCATCGTCTTCGTCTTCGTCTTCATCGATTTCGATTTCTTCTTCTGGGGTGACATTCTCCGGCTCGTCACGGATTTCATCTTCGGTTTCGGGTTCCTTCTTTACGGTAACGGCTGCCATATACTTCCTACTGAGAAAACTCAGGCGATAATTTTTCGCACCGCTGTAAATGCGGAATTAGCTGAAATTTTTTTCTCAGTATATAGTACCAAAAATTCAATATGGCTGGTGGTTTAATGCAATTAGTTGCCTACGGTGCACAAGATGTTTACCTCACGGGAAACCCTAAGGTGACATTTTTCCAAGCGGTTTACCGCCGACACACGAACTTCGCGATGGAGAACATCGAACAAACGGTTAACGGCACGGCGTCCAACAACGGCCGCGTTTCCGTGACGGTCGCCCGTAACGGTGATCTCATCGGTGACATGTATGTCGAACTCAAGACGGCCTCTGATCTCGGTACCAAGGCCGGTATCACGACCAAGTGCGACGGCTGCTGGGCCGCCGAGCGTGCGATTAAGGACGTCGAACTGTCGATCGGTGGACAACGCATTGACAAGCACTACCAAACCTGGTGGCGTTTGTACTCTGAGTTGTACCTCGACGGCTCCAAGAAGGCGCAATACGGTAAGATGACCTCCAACCCGGTGTCCGACACCGCGGGTACGGTCTACCTCCCGCTCTTGTTCTTCTTCAACCGCAATGCGGGTCTCTATTTGCCGCTGATCGCGCTGCAATACCACGAAGTGCGCATTGACTTCGACTTGAGCTCCGACTTCTCTGCCTACACTGATGGCTCCACCTTCAAGGTCTGGGGTAACTACGTGTACCTCGATACCGAGGAGCGTCGTCGCTTCGCCCAAAAGGGTCACGAATACCTCATTGAGCAAGTGCAACACACTGGTACGGACACCGTCACCGCCGGTGCCACCAAGCAAGTCCGCTTGTCCTACAACCACCCGGTCAAGGAATTGGTCTGGTGTTTGGCCGGTTCCAGCGCCTCTAACGCGCAAATGTGGAACTTCACGACCCAAGCCGGTACCACGGGTAAGGTTTGCCTCGAATTGAACCCGGGTCCGAACTCCACGACCTCGGCGAACGCCTGCGTTGCGACGGAAACCATCGGTGCCCCGTTGTATGATGGCTCTACGCCGGGTGGCTCTTCTGCCCAATGGACCGAAGAAGGTGCCCACGCCGCCGCGTTGTCGGTCGGTTCTTTGGATACCTTCAAGTTGGTCCTCAACGGCCAAGACCGCTTCAAGGAGCAACAAGGTAAGTACTTCAACCAAGTGCAACCGTTCCAGCACCACTCCGGTTCTCCGTACCCGGGTGTCTACTCGTATTCCTTCGCTCTCAAACCGGAGGAACACCAACCGACGGGGACATGCAATTTTTCGAGGATCGATAATGCCCAAGTTGCCATTAAGACGAAGGCTTCGGGCTTGACGACCCTCCACATGTTCGCGACCAACTACAACGTCCTCCGCATCCAATCCGGTATGGGCGGTCTCGCGTTCTCCAACTAGGCTTATTATAGCTTAAATATATCGCTCGCGTTTTAAAAAATAAAAAAAATAAAAAAAAATAAAAAATTTTTAAAAACTGATTCGCATACAATTTTTAAAAATAAACTAAATTCCGTTTTCGTATTCACAAACAACGCATATGTCCTTTTCGTTGACAAAATCTGTTTCTTCGTGACACTGCTTACATTCAAATATGGGTATTTTTTCTAATATACATGGACTGTGTGTTTCGTCGTCGAGAAGCCACGCAATGTGTTTATATATCATATCGGCCAGTTCTGGCCTAGACATCGTGTGATACATATACATCCACTGATTTGCGCTATGTAAGCTCTCAAACATAGCTTTTAGGCTATACATGATAACATCATGCGCAATTCTATCCGGCCACATTCTTTGTTCGGTGAGTTTTATTAAATGTTTTTCTATACATCCTCCAATTCGCATCTCTTGTGCGGGAGTAAGCCCCAACCATTCCATGTGATCATATTCACCGTCATCTAATATACACCGCTCCACGGTTTCTTTGATGTCATCATACATTACCTGTTTGAAGAAATCCCATTGATCTCGTGAGTAGAAGAAGCTTTTTGGTTCTTTTAATTCGTTCTTGAGATTCTCCACTTGTTTTTCCAGTTCTAGTATTTTTTTATGCTTTTCTATGACATCCCTATCATAAAAAAGTTTTGAACATATAGCCAGACGTTCCATTATCCAGAAGGGGCTTAAACTTTTTATGTTATTTTATTATAAAATGGGTGTTATTGCTACACCACCAGATCCCATCACGACCGATAGCGGTTTCGAACTTACCAGTTATTACATGTCTTTGGCGGACACCGAAGTTCATCAACAAAAGATAAACGATCCCACGAATGGCATTATTTATCGCACAGAGGGGATTTTTCAGTATTGGCCTAATAAGTCCGCGCGAGAATCCGGCACAAAGCCATTTTCTCATAAATTAGTGCGCGTGGATTCATCCACGGCACCGGATAAGGATTGTTATACAATTTTGTACGAAAAGTTAAAAGAATTAAAGGTTTCGGGCATTGAAATGAAAGATGACTAGTGATTACTATGTATACACGGATGGTGCGTGCGTTAATAATGGACAAGAAAATGCGATGGCCGGTATGGGCATTTATTTTGATGATGACGATCCACGGAACGTATCAAAGCGGGTCGTGGGGAAACAATCAAACAATACGGCGGAATTGGGAGCTATTATAGAGGCATATACAATCATAAAGGATGACGTAGAAAATGGAAAAGTAGTTACGATTGTATCTGATTCTATTTACGCTATTAGATGTGTAACAACATACGGTGAGAAATGTGCGGCGAAGGGATGGTCGGCGGATATTCCCAATAAGGATATGGTTAAAAGGGGGTATGAATTATACAGACGTAATTCGCCATTTAAGGAGAGTAGAATATTTTTCAAGCATATTAAGGCTCATACCGGTAAAGATGACGTTCATTCCCTAGGCAATGAAAATGCCGATAGACTTGCTAACATGGCTATTGGATTGACACACTGTCCCTACGATAAACCAAAAGAACCCATATTTCTTGGGAACAAGTTAGAAACAATGATGAGTAGAACATATTTGAATGTTCCATTCTCAGATAAAGAACATGCGAAAAAACACGGATGTAGATGGGATCCTAAAAAGAAAAAATGGTGGATTAGTGAAATGAAACCAGAATTGGAAAAATATCTGCGTTAAAATTAACCATGGATCAAAATCACCTGAAACATGTGGATTCTAAAGGTAGTACATCATCAGGAAGAGATGAATCAGAAATGAAATGGTGCGATAAGCAAGAACAACTTTTATTGAATTGGGCGGAAAAGGCAGCTGGGTATCGTTGGTTGCATAACCACGCCCGAGTTCATTATAATAGACAAAATAACCGCCTCTCATATCCATCAATAATTATTTCTTCCATCACAGGCGTAGGGGGTTTTGCGGTTCTTAATCCCAGTGGTTCTGATGACTTATCTTCATCGAGTAAAACGAATATCATGATAGCGCAATATCTATTTGCGTTTTTGAATGTGATAGCGGGTATTCTGACATCTATATTGAAGTTTTCCGGGAGTAATACTCTTGCTGGACGCCATTCACTAGCTTGTGTCCAATATTCTAAGTTTTATAGAAATGTTGAAATGGAGCTTTCGCTTCAACGAGAACACAGACAAAATGTTGGAGAGTTCTTTCAAAAATGTAGATATGAGTATGATCGCTTATTAGATGATAGTCCGGATTTACCTAATGTATCTATAGTGGCTTTTAATATTGAATTTCCCACAAAAGAAAACAAACCAGATGTATGTAATGGGTTGAACGTATTGGTGAGTGTAGGGGAAGATTGTTCGCGAAGTGAAGGTGGTAAAATTAAAAAATCTGTATCAAAATGGTTAGGAAAAATTTCATCAAGAAAATCTCTCATGCGCTCGGGAAGTGGTAGTTTAGACGAAGAGCTATCCAATTCTCCCAAAATAAATACATCTAAAGATAGTTCTCCCGTTTAGAATAGGCTAGGTACACATGGTCAACACTCTATCCCATAAAGTTGGAATATTAACAGCCGGTCATACCTGTGCGGGTGTTAATACTGCAATAAAGAGTCTAGCCATTCGAGAGCTAAAATTTGGGAATAGAGTGTATGGATACAAAGAAGGGTTTGCCGGTTTAAATTATGGCATGAAAATGGAATTATCTCCAGATATGTTAAGTGATGATGCTGGATCTATACTACACATGTCCAGAGAGGATCTTGACATGCATAGTGCCATTCATGAAATTTCTAAATTGGATAAATTATATTGCATAGGTGGAGCAATTACGATTAGTCGCGCAAGACAAATCGCACTAGACGATCGGGTATCTACAAACGTGATATGTCTAGCAAAGGGATTTAGTAATGATATTAGAGGCTTGGAAACTTTTGGGTTTCAATCAACTATTAATGTCTTGAAAGAATTTGTAAATTTGGCGTATATGGAATCCATTACATCAAAATCCATCGTTATACTTGAGACACCAGAAGACGAAACGGACAATTTAGCCAAACATACATACTATAGAAATAAACGAAAAATAGACAAAGTTCTCTCTCCCGGTTTAATCGAAGACCCACTCATCGCAGATTGTATTTATAAAAAATACATATCTAATTGTAGATCTGCCGTGATTATTGCTTCTCGGGGGAGTAATTATGAAAATGTATGCAAAATTCTCCATGAAAAATATGAAACCGAATGTAAATTCATTAAACCAGGTAATTTGATAGGAGCTACAAAGCCGAGTTTATATGATTCATTACTGTGTGCCCGGATGGGAGAAGAGGCGTTTTTCCACTCCATGAAAAACCGGAATTTCATCCGAGATGCTGGACACTACACGCCACTGGAAGAATACTCTCCAGTGGTGTATTAAAGAGTACAGTACATTTATCATTATGATAAAAGCTGATGTAGCTAAGTGGTAAGGCGCCTGCCTTGTAAGCAGGAGATTCGCGGGTTCGATCCCCGTCATCAGCATATTTGAAAAAATAATAATTATATACAGTATAAAACAATGTCCATCTTCAGCAACCAAATCGTCCTAGTGATGATGTTAGTTTCGGCACTCACCGGACTTGCCCTCCATGGAGACGGCTTCAACTACTTCCCGGCGCTTGATAAGTTTATCAATGGTCCGTTTATTTTCGGCATGATCATGTTGATGCACACTATGTTTGGTTTACGGGGTATTACCGATAAACCGGCTATCATCGACAAGGTTCTCAACAATAAGGTCGGTAAGTTTGTCACGTTCTTGCTCATGGCCTTTGCCACTACTCGCGATAAGGAAAATGCCATTTTCGTTGCCATCGCATTCCTCGCGATCACACAATTATTGCGCACGAAGGAAGAGCGTAAGAAGAAGCCGTACATTCTCTAAATTAATAATCTACTCTCGATGTTACTTAAACATATCACATCTATAAAATGTAAGATGAATTCTATAGATGTTATTGGATTAGTGAGTTCGATCATGATAGCCATCATGTTCGTTCCACAGGTAGTTCACGTACATAAAACGAAGGACACACACGCTATCAATTATTACTTTTTGGGATTAAATATTATTGCGAGTATAATGGGATTGGTTTATTCGATTCATTATGACGTCGTTCCCATGATTGTTGCCAATAGTTCAGCTGGTTTATTCGCTATAACTCTCACGTCTATGAAATATAATAATGAACTTAAAGATGAAATTACTGATACTATTAAAGCTTCTATAGTGTAGTGGTAATCACCTTGGACTTTGAATCCAATAACCCTGGTTCGAGTCCAGGTAGAAGCTTATCCAGTCATAGCTCAGTTGGTAGAGCATCTGATTGTAGTATATTTAATGCTAAATAACACTATTAATTTAGTGATCAAAGCTCAGATTGTCCCGTGTTCGATTCATGGTGGCTGGATCATTCCGCCCTAGCTCAATCGGAAGAGCGCACGGCTGTTAACCGTGAGGTACAGGGATCGAAACCCTGGGGTGGAGATATTACCTTTTAGATGTGCGTCCCACATGTAAAATGTATTTATTTACGTAATTGTTTTATCCCCTTTCTCTTTAATTGCCAGACGTGTTCTACCACAACAGTGGATCCAAGTGCTGTTAGTATGGAATTATCATATTTAATCCCATAACCCACGACTATAAATCCCCATAAGAACGCTAAGAAATCGGTCATGGGCGTCGCGAGATAACTACAATTTGCTTCTGTTGGAATGGATTTTTCCATCATGATATAATACGCGGATCCCAAAATCACAGAGAGAATGATGGCCACGGCGTGCTTCATTTAATATATACATTTATATTATTTTTCAACTATGTATTCAATAATATAGTCGCCTTCGTCTTCATCTTCTTCAGTTTCTTCATCTGGATATGAAAAAGAGAGAACCTCGTCATCTTCATATATCGACTTTGGTATTGCCGATTCATCGACCTCGTCATACTCAGGAGGTAATACATTTATAGGCGGTGCGTTCAGTATATTTATTTGGTATGTATTTTTCCTTTCCGTTTCAAAAATACTAACTATTCGACACTCTTTCACCATGACTACATTTTGAGGTATCGTCACTATGGGGGTACATAAAAGAGAGTACATATGCTATATGCTAATATTGTAATATCAGCAGGTGAGAAAATTACCATAAATTTTTTGTCACCGTATATTAAATGTCAATAGTTACTCCGGATGGTATCCTGAATGTTGAGAATGCCACGTTACGGGTTCCTTCTATTGAGGTTCAAGGGGTAAATGTAACGACAGCTTTATCGACGTTAAGCAATGTAGGTATCGGGACAGCTTCTCCGGACGAGCGTTTGCACGTTCATGGTCCGGATGCCGGATTTATACTTCAATCTAACTTAAATTCCGCAACAATGGAAATCGGGGGTCCGGGTGGTGCCGTCATGGATTTGAAGGGTGCTTTCACGGATGACTACGATTTACGAATTAAGACCACGGGTTCTGGTGGTGTGATTTCTTCGGTAGGCGAAGCCAATCACATCGTTGTTGGTGCGTCCAGTGGTTATACAGGATTTGGCGTTGCCAGTCCGCAATTTAAAATTGATGCACAGGGTTCGGCCGGGGTGGATGCCGTGTCTAATCCGATAACTCACAATCCTGTCATATTGTTTGATGATCAGGAATCGACCACCACTTTTAGTGGTACATCGGGCGGTTCTTCGTCTGGACGGGATACTACTAACAAATACTACGAACTTAATTCACTCACACAGACGACGTTAGGTTATATACACTGGCCAATGCAATTACCAAATTCATTTACTGCTGAATTCGAGCGTTATTCCGGGGGTGGTACAGGAGGTAATGATCTACTTTTCAGTTTTTTCAATACAAGCGCCCCGACCACGGATGGTAATCACGGCGGTTACAAGGTATATATATCAGAGAAATATGGTGGTGGTGGTACCAAGGCGGCGATCAAATATAGAAATGCAGAACTTATTAATAAAACGATATCCATAACCAATGCGACCTGGCAAAAGGTTGTCATCTCGTACGATAGAGGTTCCATATCCGTGAGCTTTAACGGAAAATTGGTAGTTTCGTACGAACACACACAAAACGCCGACGCATACACTGGTGCTTATATTGGTTTTTTGGCTACCACGGATTCTCTTACAAATTATCACAGAATTCGTAATGTTAAAATCACATCCGGTGCTGCGAAATGGATATACACAAATTCCACTACATCCAATGCGGCATCGCTCGCGTATTTGAGTGGAAATGTGGGTATCGGAACTCAAGCCCCGACCGAACTTTTGGAAGTTTCCGGTAACGTTAAGGTATCGAGTGGTTATCATTTGATGGGTGATGGTGGTTTGATTTCTAACATCGCAACAACTCTACAATCTATCTCTGATCAGGGGAATACTGTATCTAATACAATTCAATTTACAAATACAACGACAGGCCTGACTTCTACAGGTAACGTAGAGGTTACTAATAATAAATTTTTCAAGGGTGACGGTGGTCTCATTTCTAACATTGCCACGACACTCGGTGATATTGTCGATCAGGGTAACTCGACGTCGAATACAATGGTGTTCGCGAACGCTAATGTTGCTTTAAATGCGTCTGGTAATATAGAGGTCGTAAATAGTAAATTTTTCAAGGGTGACGGTGGTTTGATTTCCAACATCGCGACGACTTTACAAGCTATTTCGGATCAAGGTAATGTTACGTCAAATACAATTAAATTTACACATTCGGACGTGGGTTTCGTTACAACCGCGAATGTCGGCATCGCAAATTCTGCGCCTACCGTTTCTTTATCGGTCGGTTCCAATTTACACGTCGATGAGTACGGTTCTAACGTTTTGGATATCGTCGGTAACGTGTCCATGTCAAACCTCACTTTGAGCGGATTTGGTATAGAAGCATCGTATGGATTACAACACGTGACAGCCGAAAACGCAACAACCGCCAATACAATCACACTGACGCACGCATCCAAGGCACTCGATATTACATCTAACGTTGAGATGGGTGGAACATTGAAATTTGATTCCAATGCCGCCATTACGAGCGTCACCGGGGATATAATTAATCAAGGATTCATGGAACAACCGACCCAGGGACTTACGACTTATCACACGTACATCGAAGGCCATGGCACGTACGAGGCGAGTGCGAGTAGTGAAGACATAAATAATTCATTTAACGCATGGGAAGCATTCGACAGCGATACGAGTACGAGATGGGCGATAGGTAGCGAACTTGGGTACAATACAACGTCCGGTGAATGGGATGCGACGGCGATTACCAACTTTCCAACTATTAATACCGTCGATGTCGCCGGGACACGACACAGTGGTCATTGGCTCCAGATTAAATTGCCGTACCAAATAGTATTGTCACATTCAAATGTTTTCCCGCTCACGGGCGTGACCGCGCGCGCACCGAAGGATGGTGTCATTTTGGGTTCTAATGATGGTGAAGATTGGCATGAATTACAAAGATTTACCGGAAAAACTTATACGTCTGGTCAATGGACACAAATAGACGTGAATGCTGAGGCGTCTTATCAATATTTTAGGATGTGTATAACTAAACTTGGAAGTGGTCATAATATTATTAATTTGACCGAATGGCGTCTCTTCGCGAAAGATCGCATCACTAAATTGGCCGATAATCTTCTTTTGAACGGAAGCATCGCTTCGGATACTCTCAATACTGGTTATATTAAATGGCCGAAGGTACAGTTACTGGCTAATTCTCAGTCGGGATACGAAGTTTCGGTATCTAGTCAATACGACGCAACGGTACCAGGGTACCTGGCATTTAATGGAATTGGGGGACATCTCGGCGGTGAAGGATGGACATCGGGATCTACTACGTTTGACGCGACGTCCGGTGCGGCACACTCCAGTAATGCGGTACTCTTTGACGGGGTTCGTTGTGAATGGATCCAATTGAAGCTTCCGAGGAATAAGAAAATTAAATTATCGCATTTCGTCATATTTCCGAGAACGAATTCGGGTTCGTCTGTTTCTCCCGAGGACGCACCCAAGGAGGGTTCCATGTATGGGAGTAACGACGGTGTGACATGGACCAAACTCGTCACGTATAGTGGTTTAACGTACGGTGGTGCCACGGGGGATGATAGTGAAAAGGTCGTCGTTCGTTCCGATACGAGATATCAATATTTCCGTTTAACGGTGACGAAGAGAAACATAGCGACCGCCGGTGGAACGTGGATCGATATAGCCGAACTCATGTTATTCGAACGTTCTTTGGGTGTCGCGCAAAATCCGGATAAGGCCACCCTCCAAGTCGGTGGATCCTTGGGTCTCGCGAAGGGTAGCGAGATTCTTGCCGGTGACGATATTGTGATGGAATTGGACGGTCCGCACGACCGACCGTTGGTTAAGTATCCTCCAATTAAGATGACGGCGGCTACTA